GATCCGCTATGGAGCGACATCCTCAGGGGCGCGGCATGGGGCCTGCCGCTGGGCCTCCTGGCTGGCGGGCTTCTTTTCGCGAGCGCTTGGCTGATCAAGGACGCCTGCTATTCAACCCGCCCGCTGATCACGATCAACCCTGCGAAGGGGATGGACCTGTGAGAGGCACCCAGGATGGGGCGGTTTGCGGGCCAGCGACGATCTGTTCGGATGAGGTGCCACGTGAAACATCTGTCATAAGCAATTGAGTTCCAACAATATTTCTTGAGAAAGTCGCAAATCGGCCCTATCTTATTCCTCGGCATAAGGGAGAGGGCATGGCGGATCGATCGGTCCCCGATGAACCGGACTGGGAGGAGATCGCCGAGCGAGGCGAAGCGCTTCGCCGCGATGCCATGATGGCGGCCGGGCGCGGTCGGTTCGTCGACATTGCCGACGTGCTCGACACGATCGCCCGCCGGGAGGCCGAGGAAGCCGCCCGGATGGAGCGGTTCCGCAGGCTTATGCCGCCCTCCCCAGCGATTGCATGGGAGGCTGGCCGGCAGATCGGCCAGATGCAGCTCGTCTGCTGCGGGGCCTGGTGGATGCGGGCGCTGGGTCCGTTCGAGGCCGATGCCAGGCTGCTGATCGGGGTGATCCCCCGTTAATCTTCTCTGCCCTACGTTCGCAAGGCAAGCGCAGGGGATGGGGTAGGGGCGCGTGGGCAGACGCAAGCGCAAGGGCAAGCGATTGAGCATCGTGCGCGAACCGAGCGGCCGGCTGTCCCGTGCGGGCGAGCGCAGGGAATTCGCCCCAGCCCTGGTCAAGCGGCTGCGGGATAAGGCGCTCCGTGACGTAAGCGACCATCGTTGGGGCACCGAGCTCGGGCGGCTCTTCCTGGAGCAGAAGATCGACGGGCCGCTGTTTGCTGCAGGCGAGCGCTGGCGAAAGCTTGCGGCGGCCTACTATGCGGCGATCGGCGCGCCGCAGCCCACGCCGCGGCCGCTCAGCATGGAACGGGGTTCGCATTCGGCCCAGCCAGATCCCGAAAGTGCTGCGGGGGTCATCCGGCTGGATGCCGAGAGGCGGGTGATCGCACTGATGGACCGGGCGCATAGCGTCTTGGTTGGTGCCGGGAAGATTGCGGAAAGCGTGGTGCGCGCGGTGTGTGAGCGGGACGAAAATGCGGCAGCTTTCGATCTTGTTTACCTTACGAACGGGTTGACCGCTTTGGCCCTACATTGGCGGTTGATCGCGGACGTTCATCATGGCAGATTGCCGGGGTGACGACATGCGCCTTTCGGGGCGCTTTTTTCTTGCGCAAATCTCCGAACAGATGCATTCCGGCTCCTGCGCAGCGCACGACGCTGCGAGAGAACAGGAGCCACCATCATGGCAAGGACCAAAGCGAAGGCGAAACCGAAAGCCCGAGCCAAACCAGCCGCCCGCAGGGCTGCGACCAAGCGGAGCGCCAAGCGCCGCTGATCGGACTTCCGGTTTCTTCTACTCAAGCGCCCGCTGAGCCCCAGCGGGCGTTTCGCGTCGGTGGGCCTCGCATCTCATCTGACGCTTGGCGCGGTCAGGCCACGTCCCAGTGACAGCCCCTCTGTTGCAGCCCAGGCCGGCCGCGCCCCCTCTTTTAACCGTCCGTTCAGCAAAAGAGCGCATTCGGAACCCGTCCCGCAACTCCCCGCGGCCCGGATTTGTCTCGCGTACCGGGCTGTGGGGATTACCGCCATGCGCCGCCGCCCCAAGCCCCCATTGCGGCGGTTGCGGCGCGACAAGGTCCGCCGGCGCGCGTCGGACGAGCAGGACGACGAGGACGACGATGTCGAGCCCGTCGACTACGGCACCGAGCGCAAGGACGAGGGGCCACCCCAATGAGCGATGGCCGCTACCTGCACCTACCGACCGATGAGCCGGAAGGCCGGTTCAGTGATCCCCCGGGTGCTCCGGCGGCTGAGCGCCAGGTCTATGTGCTCTCGGTCCGCGCCGAGCCCGGGGTTGACGTCATCCGCGCCCTGCGGGCGTTACTCAAGGTCATGCTGCGGCGGTTCGGCCTGCGCTGCCTGGACGTGCGGCACCAGCGGCCATGAGCGAGCGTACTAAGCATCCGAGCGGACGGCCATTGCACCGGATCGTGTCCAAGCGATTGCCGATCGAGCGCCGACCGCCCGAGGAGGCGCTGACGCTGCGGTTACGGCAGCCGCCGCCGCCGCATCAGGGTGACATCGGGTTTTATCCGCTGCGAAGCTTCCGCGATTACCCGGACGAGGACGAGGGAAGGGCGTCTATCTTAGACGCGAGATAGATGGCGCGCGGAAAAAAGACGGGTGGCCGGCAGAAAGGCACCCCAAACAAGCTCACGGCCGCGATTACCGCTGTAGCCGTGGCGGGGGCCGAGAAGTCGGCGCTTGCTGGCCCCTCGATGCTGGACATCCTTGAGGGCAACGCCCGCTATTTTCTCAAGCAGGCCGAGGAGGCTGAGGACACGTTGGCTACGCTGCGACCCGATGCCGATCTCGACCCGCAGGACCAGTTCAATTTGATCCTGGCCGAGGTGAAGAAGGCGGCTGGGCTACGGGCGCTTGCCGGTGACGCTGCGAAAAACGCCGCGCCCTATCGGCATCCGCGCCTCGCGGCGATTGAGCACACCGGCAAGGACGGCGGGCCGATCGAAACGCGGGTGATCGTCGTGCCGGCAAAAGAGCGCCGTGGCTGAGACGGTCGTTTGGCAGCCGACGCCCCGGCAGTCGGAATTTCTCGCGTGTGCCGACTTTGAGGCGCTTTATGGTGGCGCTGCAGGGGGCGGTAAAAGCGATGCCCTTCTAATCGACGCCTTGTGCTTGCAGCATGGCGGCTTGGGCAATCCCAATCACCGGGCGATTGTGTTCCGCCGCTCCTACCCCGAACTCGCCGATTTGATCGACCGCTCGCGTGACCTCTATTCGCAGGTGGAGAGCGTAGCCGGTTATAACCGGCAGGATAAGGTCTGGAGCTTTGCCAGCGGAGCCAAGGTCGGGTTCGGCTATCTTCAGCACGACAATGACCGTTTCAAGTACCGCGGGCGCGCCTGGAATTATATCGGTTTCGACGAACTGACGCTGTGGCCGACGCCAGTGTGCTACCTCTACCTGCACTCGCGTTGTCGCACGGTCGACGCCTCACTCCCGCGCTACATCCGGGCTGCGACCAATCCCGATGGCCCGGGACAAAAATGGGTGATGGAGCGATTCGGCATCTCGCCTGACGGCAAAGCAACCAGGCTACCAATCGACATCGAAGATCCCGAGCGCAGCACGACCACCACGATTCACCGTCGCTTCATTCCGGCACGGCTGGATGACAACCCCTACCTCGCGGACACCGGCTACCGCGAGACGCTGCTGCAGCTCCCGCCGGAGGAACGCGACGCGCTGCTGCGTGGGTTATGGACCAGTCAACGCATCAAAGGCGCCTACTACGCAGCCGAGATGGCGCAGTTGCGCCAGGAAGGCCGCATCCGAGCGGTGTCCTACACCCCAGGCGTTCCGGTCAATACGTTCTGGGATTTAGGGTGGAACGACACTACGGCGATCTGGTTTCACCAGTTCATCGCCGGCGAGCACCGCTTCCTCCACGCCTATGAGAACTCCGGCGAAGCGCTGGACCATTACGCGAGCTACATCCAGTCACGCGGCTACGTCTACGACCGGCATTATCTGCCCCACGATGCGGCAAACACCTCTCTACAGACGGGCAAGACCAACCTCGCCGTGATGCAGGCGCTCTTGCCGGGACAGCGGTTTGAAGTAGTCGGGCGGATCGACGACGTACTGATCGGCATCAACGATACCCGCATGGCGATGCGGGCAGGAATCTACATCGACGCCGAAGGCTGCGCGGACGGCATCGCCGCACTCGACAACTACCGCAAGCGTTACGTGGAACGGCTAGACGCCTACGCAGACGAGCCGTTGCACGACCGCTATAGCAACTACGCAGACGCCTTCCGGCAATGGGGACAGGGCTATCGCGCCGCCTCTGACGTTTCCGCGCGTCGCGGTCGCCGCAATCGCTCAGCCATGGCGGTCTAATTCCAGGAAAGCGGCACGAGTTGCCCGCTGCCAAGCAAACAGCAACCGCCAAATTCTCTGATCTGGTTGCGAGCCACAGAATCGCGAAGCGCCCAAGTGTGGTCGCGTAGCAGAACGTAATGCTCGTCAACACCGGCAGGCACGCGAACGAATCCACCGGAAACCGGTTCGTCCTGTTGCATCGAGGAATAGTATCCATGGCTGTATTGGATGCCAAGACCCGCAATGCGCTGTCTGACAGCGCGTTCGCACTGCCAGGGCGGCATTACCCCATCCACGATATCAACCACGCTCGCGCAGCGCTCTCAAGAGTGAGCCAGTTCGGTTCGCCCGAGGAGAAAGCCAAAGTTCGCGCGGCCGTGCATCGCCGCTATCCGCAGATTGCCGAGCAGGCGCGCTCGTCGGCCATCGGCCTCGGACGGATGCGCTGACCATGCGCCCCGCGCTCGATCTCACCCGCTATCACGCCCGTTATCGGCACGGCGATCTGACCGTATACCTGACCTGGTGGCTCGCCTCGGATGCCGGCCCGCGCCCCTGTCTGGTCCTGATCCCCACGCACGCGCAGAGCTATGAGCGCGCGACCCCCTGCATCGTGCCGCTCCCCCAAGCGTGGATATGGTCGGAGATCGGCGACGGAGCCTATGCGGCGAGGACCGCCTTTGCCTTCGCCGAAGCGCTCGGGCTCGATCCCGGCAACGTCAACAACGTCATCCGCGTGCGCTCCATCATCGTCGATCACCTCGGCGATCTGCTCTCCATTCCGCCCATGCCGAACGACATGCGCGAGGCCATTGTCCTTGGCGAGGCCAAGGTCACGGACCGGGAGGGCGGCAACGTCGTGAAGCATCATGAAGTGGTTGAGCGCATCTGATGTTCGATCTGTCGGACCCGTCATCCACGCGCCGGCGCGAGCGGGCGTCGCCCATCCCGCCTGCGCCAGCGGTTACGGCGGAATCGGCCGGGGTCGACAAGCCAAGCCCGCTCGACGAGCCCGAGAGCATCGAGATTTTTCATCGCCTATTAGATGCGTACACTCGTGAATTAGACAGGCAAGAAGATAATCGAGCTGAGCAAGCCACAGACGAAGACTTTTTCGATTCTCTGCAGTGGACAGACACCGACGCTCAAACACTGGAAGATCGCGGACAGAAACCGCTCGTCTACAATGTCATCTCGACGACCGTAAACTGGGTTCTCGGTACCGAGCGGCGCGGGCGCTCCGACTATCGCATCCTGCCGAGGCGGAAAGAGGACGCCAAGGCCGCTGAGCGCAAGTCGCAACTGCTCAAGTATCTGAGCGATTGCAACCGCACGCCGTTCGAGCGATCTCACGCTTTTGCCGACGCGGTCAAGGTCGGCGTCGGCTGGCTTGAGGACTGCTACGAGGACGACGGCGACGAGCCGATCGTGTCGCGCGGCGAGACCTGGCGCAACATGCTTTGGGATTCGGCTGCGACGCGGCCCGATCTCAGCGACGCTCGCTATATCTTCCGCTCGAAATGGGCGGACCTTGACATTATGCAGGCCATCTTCCCGGAGCGTGCGGGCCTGCTCGACATGGCGGCGAGCCACACCGAGCCGCTGGTCCCAAGCGGCCTCTATGGCGATGAGGCTATGGACCGCGCGGAATTGGAATTGGAGCGGATCGGCTCGGCCGCCAGACTGCCGAACCGCTATCAGCGCCGCCGTGTCCGCGCCATCGAGGGATGGTTCCTCAAGCCCGCCAAGATCACCCGCATGTCGGGTAGCATGTGGGGCGGCGAGTTATACGATCCGCGCTCGCGCGGCCACCGCCTTGCGGTCGCCAACGGCGATGGCGAAGCGGTCGAACGGCAGGGCATGCGCGTGTGCTGCGCGCTGATCACGATCAACGGCCTGCTCTGGCTCGGTCCGTCCCCCTACCGGCACAATCGCTACCCGTTCACGCCGATCTGGGGCAACAAGCGCGGCCGTGATGGACTACCCTATGGCCTCATCCGCGGCCTGCGCGGCATCCAGGAGGACATCAACAAGCGTGCCGCCAAGGCGCTCTATCTGATTTCGACCCGGCGCACGACGGTCGACGAGGGCGCCGTCGACGATATGGACGAACTAGCCGAGGAGGTCTCCCGGCCCGACGCCTTCATCGTCAAGAAGCCGGGTAAGGAAATCCGTATCGAGGATGGCCGCGAGCTCGGGCAATTCGAGCTCGAGATCATGTCGCGCTCGATCGCCATGATCCAACAGGCATCCGGTGTGACGGATGAAAACCAGGGCCGCAGGACAAACGCCACATCGGGCATTGCGATCGAACGCCGGCAGACCCAAGGCGCAATGGCGACCACGCATTATTTCGACAATCTGCGCTACGCCTTCCAAGTGCAGGGCGAAAAGCAGTTGTCGCTCGTCGAACAGTTTCTGACCGAGGAAAAGGCGTTCCGCATTACCGACATGCGGGGCAAGCCGGAATACGTCACCGTCAACGACGGACTGCCGGAAAACGACATCGCGCGCTCCAAAGCGGATTTTGTCATTTCCGAGCAGGACTGGCGCGCTTCCATGCGTGAGGCTGCGGCGGCCGAACTGCTCGAACTGCTGGGCAAGCTGGCGCCGGTCAATCCGCAACTGGTCACGGTGCTGCTCGATCTCCTGGTCGAGAGCATGGACATCGCTAACCGCGAGGAGATCGTCCGCCGCATCCGGCAGATGACCGGCATGCGCGATCCAGACGCCGAAGAGCCTACACCGGAGGAATTGCAACAGGCAAAGGCCAAGGCCCAGCAGGCCCAGCTTCAACAGGCCATGGTCGAGGCCAACTTGCGCAAGGTGGTGGCCGAAGCCATGCGCGCCGAAATGCAGGCCATGGCGGCGCAGGCCGAGGCCGTGCGCGCCAACATCACCAGCATGGGAGGCAGCAAGCGGGGCGCAATCGACATCGCCGCCGACGCCATGAGCCACCCAGGCATTCCGGCCATCGCGCCGGCAGCCGACGAGGTGCTGCGAGAGGCCGGCTTCGTGTCCCGCAACGAGAAAGAACAGACCGCCGTGCACGCCGCCAAGGTCCAGCAGGCGCAAGCCGCTGCGGCAGAGCAAGCCCAGCAGACGCAGCAGAACCAGCCACAGGCGGCCACGCCGCCACCCGATCAACCACCGCAAGGAGAATAGTCTTGCCGCTTACAGCAGCAGATTTCGAAGGACTGACCGAGGACGAGGCCGCCGCGCTTAGGGAGGCCGAGACTGAGGAGGCGGCAGAACTCGCCGCCAAGGTCACCGACGACGAGAAGATCGCCAACGCCAAGGCCGAAGAGAAGCCCAAGGAGAAGCTCGAAGCCAAGGCGGATGCCAAGCCGAAGGAGAAGGCCGAAGAGAATGCCGCCAAAAAGGCTGAAGCGAAAGCCGACGCTGAAGCAAAGATAGACGACGAGGGCGGCGAAGAGGACGAAAAGCCGGAGCCAAAGGCGGAAGCGAAGCCGGAAGCGAAGGCCGAGCCTTCCGCGCCGCAGCCCTCGCGCCAAGTGATGCCGGACTGGCAGGCGCCGGCCGATGCCGAAGCCAAGCTGACTGAGATCACCACCAAGCGCGACGAACTCGCCGACAAGTTCGACGCGGGCGAACTCACCGCCAAGGAGCTTCTGGCCGAGCAGCGCGCCCTCGACAAGCAAGAGCGCGATATCGAACGCGCGCTCGACCGCGCGCAGATGGCTGGCGAAATGACGGTCGCGGTGTGGGAGAAATCGACCGTGCCCGCCTTCCTTGATGCCCACGCGCACTACCGGGACAACCCGGTGCTGCTCGGCGCGCTCGATGCTGAGGTAAGACGGCAGCAGGTTGCGGCTTCTGAGGCCGGCGGCGACCCGCTCGACCCCTCCATCCTGAGCAAGGCCGATAGCGCCATCCGCGAAGCGCTCGGGACCATCGGCGCGGCGCCGGCCAAAGAGGCAGCGAAAGCCGAAACGACCGTCGAGACCGAGGCCGCGAAGGCTGCTGCAGCTGCGGAAAAGCCCGCCATCCCGCCGACGCTCGGCAAGGTGCCGGCGTCCGAGATCAACTCCACCGACAGCAAGTACGCGAGCCTTGATCGCCTCGCCGATGTTAACCCGTTGGCGTTCGAAGACGCGATGGGGAAGATGTCGGAGAGCGAGCGCGAAACGTACCTCGCCCGCTCGCACTAAGCCTTGCTCAAATTATCCGTCCGGGTCGGCCAGTCCATCGCGATTGGCGGCCCGACGACCATGCGCGTCGAAAGCAAGTCCGGCCAGTTGGTCGCGCTGGTGTTCGACGCTGATCGGTCGGTCCCTATCCGCATTATTCCGGATGCCTGCTCGCCCACGCCGCGAAGCGAGCCGGTCGGCCTTGGTCTGGCAAACGAAGAAGCGCCAGGCCTCGGCAGCGGCAACCCATCCCGCAGCGCATGACGTGCTGGGGCTGACAATGGAGCACAACCCATGAAAACGGTTGTTCCGGTCGGCGACCCGAAAGCCGTAAAGCGCTGGTCTGCCGAACTCTTCCTCGACACCGCGAAGAAGAGCTACTTCGAGAGGAAGTTCATCGGCACGTCCGATAACGCCATCATCCAACGCCTCACCGATCTGGAATCGGCGGCGGGCGATACCATCACCTACGACCTGTCCTTGCAGCTTCGCAAGCGGCCGATCTACGGTGATGACCGCGCGGAAGGAAAGTCGGAAGAGCTGAAGTTCGCTACCGACCAGGTGAAGATCGATCAAATGCGGGCACCCGTATCCGCCGGCGGCCGTATGACCCGCAAGCGCACGCTGCATGATCTGCGGCGCGTGGCGCGGGATCGCCTCGGCGACTACTGGTCGCGCTTCCTCGATGAGGTGATGTTCATCTATCTCTCGGGCGCACGCGGCATCAACGAGGACTACATCGAAGATGTCACCTGGGCGGGCCACGCCGGCAACTCCATCCAGGCGCCGGACGCTGCCCACCAGATGTACGGCGGCAACGCCACCAGCAAGGCGTCGGTCGACTCCGCCGATACCATGGCCCGTGCCGTGGTCGAGAAGGCCGCCGTCAAGGCGCAGATGATCCGCTCCACCGATCCCGAGAACCCGAACATGCTGCCCAGCATGGTCGAGGGCGAGGGGCGGTTCGTGCTGGTCATGTCGCCGTTCCAGGAGCACCAGTTGCGCACCGAGAGCGGCACCGGCGGCTGGCTCGACATCCAGAAGGCGGCAGCGGCAGCCGAGGGCAAGAACAACCCGATCTTCAAGGGTTCGCTCGGCATGATCAACAACACGGTCTTGCACTCCCATGAGAGCGTGATCCGCTTCGACGATTACGGCTCAGGCACCAACCTCCCGGCCGCACGCGCCCTGTTCATGGGCCGCCAGGCCGGCGTGGCTGCCTACGGCACCGCAGGGGGCACCCGCTTCCAGTGGGAAGAAGAGCTGACCGACTTCAAGAACCAAGTGGACATTGCCGCCGGCACCATCCTGGGCATCAAGAAGACCCGGTTCAAGAGCCGCGACTTCGGCGTGATCGCGATCGACACCTATGCGGTCGATCCGAACGCCTGATCGGCCTGACCAGACCTGAGCGCCGGATAACCCCCGGCGCTTTCACCCTCTCACCCTTGATTTGAATGGAGGCCAGCGATGGCTATCACGCATTCCAAATACGTGCTCGGGGCGCTTCGCGTTCCGGCGGCACAAGACGCTGGCGATGTTGTCGCCGTGCGTTATGAGTTCACCTA